ATGGCTACTAAAAAAAAGTTGAGGAGCGATAATACATATATTATTAGTCAAGATACGACAGATAACCCCAAACTCGGAGCTAAGGTATTATCGGACGGTAGAGAAAGTTTGTTTCTCGATTATTATTTGGGGTATCAAAAAATATATAACGAAAAACTTGGCAGAGAAGTTACGAGGAAAGACCGGAAAAGGGAGCATTTGTCTTTGTACCTCTGGCAAGCACCGAGGACACCGATAGAGAGGCAACAGAATAAAGATACGTTGGAATTGGCAAAAAAGATAAGGTTTGAGAAGGGGCAGGAACTGTTAGAAATGACAGAAGGATATAGACTTAAAAGCAATAGAAAAGTAAATTTTTTAGACTATTTCCAGACATATATAGATAATTACACTAAGAAAGATATTAGAATGGTCCGGATTGCATTTGGGCGGTTTGTCGATTTTCTTAATGAGACACCGGAATATAACAAGTATAAGGATATGATTAGGCCGGATCAGATTACTAAGGATATGATTCTATCCTTTTCAGAGTATTTGCAAAGCAGGAGTGTCGGGGAGGGGGCGAGAAGCCTATATGCACGTTTTAAGAAAGTGATAAAACATGCAGTCGAGCATGGTGTAATGCGGATAAATCCGTGTTCCGGGATTTCTATAAAAGTAGATGACAGCCAACTAAGGAAAGAAATACTATCACAGGAGGAGATGCAACTTTTGATAAGCACAAAACGGGAAAATGAGAATCCCAATATAAGAAGGGCATTTATTTTTTGTCTCTACTGCGGTTTGCGATTTTGTGATGTTAAAGAGCTTACATTTGCCGATGTGGACTATTCTAATAAGCTGTTGAGGTTTGAGCAGAACAAGACAAAAGGACATAGCACAAAAAGCGGAGTTGTTATACCTCTTAACGATAGTTTGTTAAAGTTGATAGGTATGCCGGCAAACTCCAATAGCAAGGACGATTTGATATTTCCTTTGCCGAGTTATGAAATGTGCTTAAAATCATTGAAACGTTGGGTAAAAAGAGCCGGAATCAATAAAAATATTAGTTGGCACTGTGCGAGGCATAGTTTTGCTGTAAATATCCTTAACAACGGAGCTAATATAAAGACGGTATCGAGTCTTTTGGGACATAGTAGCCTACAAATGACAGAAAAGTATATGCACGCCATAGACAAGCTAAAACAGGACGCTATAAACAGCTTGCCGGAACTTGATATTTAATAAACTTATTTATACAGAACGATATGGAAAAGGGTTTAGAAAGACAGCTATTCGAGTTTTATTCAAGAGAGGGCATGAGTCCTGTTGATATAGTAATAGATGCGTTTGGATTCAAATTTAGTGTTAATATTGATAAATTACAATCATTTTCATTTCAAGACTATAATGATGTTGTAGTCGAATATAACGACTTTTCATATAAAATGTACAATGATATTTGTAGTAGATATGAAGAGTATATTTTAGAGATGGAAAAAAAGTTTGAAAAAATATATACGGCAGATTTCATGCAAGAATTGTATTATGAGATAGAAGATAACTTATATCAGTGTAAAACAATAGAAGAAAAAGAATTATATATTTATTCTATATTATTACCTTTTAATAATATAATAAGAACATGTTTCCCCTCTCCTATAGAAGAATTATACATATCATCAGAATGGGAAGATATAGATATAGAGATAGTTGTCAAGCGTGAATGGGTGGATCATTTTATCGCATATAAATTACATACAGGTCTAAATGACGTAAAAGACTGCGTATTTTGGGAGCCATTTAAAGGGTGGAGAGCAGCCGCACTTAATTTTATTAATATAGTAGGGAAAATTGTAGAATTTCAAGGATTAGACATATCAGAAATTCAAAAGAAATATTATTTATTGGGTGGATATAAGTTTTTGTCAATAAAAGAAGGATTGATTAATAGGAATTTGCCAGAAGTATCCGGTAACGATTCTCGATCATTAACTCTACCTATTCAATTAGATACTGAGGCGGCTAAAAGCCTATTTGGCAAAATTAAATACTGTGTTAAAGATGGTGAATTATATAAATGGAATGGTTCTCCGTCTTTGTTCGGTTATTTTGTTGACAAGACAAGTGATATATTGAATGTTAGACAAAGTAATAATAGATTACCGTGGAAAATATATAAAGAGGCTTTCCAATGTAGTGAAAAAGATATAAGTACGGCAAGACAAGCCGTAAATGGCTATAAGAACAAAATGTTATCCGAGCCTGACGGGTTTTTAGATATAAAAAACGCTTGTAGATAGAGATATGAGATAATCATGTACCCTTACATAACCATTATGTAAGCCTTACATAAGCCTTATGTAAGGCTTTTTTATTTCTTATACTCTATATCTTCGTCCATGTATTCAGATGGATAGCGAGTGCAAGCCTATCCCAGAAGATTACAACGGGTAAAGACGGGCGAGCCTTGCACCTCAGCCCAGAAGCCTTAATTCTCAAATCAAAAAAAATATGAAGGAGAATACAAAGGAGGTTGCCGATTATATTGCGGCAAACATTATCGGAACTACAAAAACAGTATTGACAAGTGAAGAAGCAGCCCGGTACATGGGTATATCGATGAGTTATCTGTACAAGTTGACGATGGCTCGTAAAGTCCCACATTACAAAAGCCCAACCGGTAAAATGTGTTATTTTAACCGTTCCGAACTTGAACAATGGTTACAGAGTAACCGGGTATCTACCGACGATGAGGTCGGGCAAAAAGCGCAAGAATATTGCATGAAAGGGGGTGTAAAATGATAACCCCCAATATTATCTATTATGCCCGTTTGTCGTTGGAGAGAAACGGCAGTAAAACACCTAAGTATGTGATTACGGCGACCGCCGGCAACTATGCGCCTATGGAAAAACTAAAAGGTCGTGACGGTCGTGTCTCTATGTTCCTCGTTCCTAAAACGAGCTACAAATCAAGTGCGCCACAGATGAGGCTGCAAGCCAAAAACAGCCTAAATTTCACGGGATTGAAGGATTATTTTATAGATGGGAAATTGAGCGGTTATGCGTATGGCTATGCCCCGGCGGTACAAACATATACAGTTAAAGGTAAAGAAAAGCCTAACCCGCTATATGGGTATGAAAACGACGGCTTTCTGTTCATAATTCACCAAGACGAGACCTCCACATCGGAAGCCGAGAAAATCATACCGTCGGAAATAGAGCTTATAGTGTTGGAGGGCGCAAAAGTACTCATACCCTCGTATTGCAAGCAGTTATGTATGGGCGGTTTTGACGAGATTCTCAATTATTTAAGGAAACAATCAAACGTGTTATAATTATACAAAGATATGAAAAGAAATGCAAAAACAATAGAAGAAACGAGCAAATACAAAATAGTTGTCGAGAACAGATTTGATAACATACCGCTCACCTTTAAGTTATGGAAAAATACGAATCTGAAAGAATTGAAAATAGACAACGGATTTGCGAGGGCTATCGGGTTTAACTCACTGGAAGATATGAAGAACAAGGTTGGTGAGAGCGTAATAAAATCTATTGGATATTTCCCTGAATGGACGATTTTAGAGGAAACGGATCCACTTAATAACATAGTATTGAATTAGAACAACAAACCGGACAAATCAGACACTTAAAAAAGGGATATTGTAATGGCTGTAAATTCGAAAAAGAAATCTTTCATTTTTAATGTTGAATGGCAAGAGATACTATTGGATTATCCTGCGGAGGTCAGACTTGAAGTGTACGATGCAATTATTGAGTATGTTGCAACGGGGACACTATCGGAGCTGAAACCTATGGCTAAAATGGCATTCTCCTTCATTAAAAAAGAAATAGATTACAATACGAATAAGTACAATGATATTGTAGCCAAGCGGAGCGAGGCCGGTAAAAAGGGAATGGCATCGAGGTATGTAAAGGGAAATACTGGCAACCTACAAGACGGGGGAGAATCAGCTCTGCCTTTTTAGCCCCGACAATCAAAAACCAATATTTAACAATTTGAAAAATGGAAAAAACGGTAAAATTTAAAATTAAAGCAGACGGCGAGCGGGTACTCGTCACTGCCGGGTGTTGTGTGTATGCACTAACTCAAAAAGAAACGGAAAACCTAATGTTGAGAATACGGGATTTGCTCAACAAGATGGGTTCGGAAATAGAAGAGGTCTATATGGCTGGTAAGTTTGTAAGCGACGTAGCGGGTAAAGAGGGATTTTTGGTGTCGAGAGAAGATTTATACAACGCCTATATAGCCCTAAAAAAAATGTTTAATTACATGTAAAAGAAAAATTATGAGAAAAGAAGAAGTAAAAGTACTTGCACTGCAAGACCAACTAAAAGAAGCAAAAAAAGAATGGGACAAGACATTAGATGATATTATGGCCGGCAAAGGAAATGGGGTATTTGGTAACGAATATGACAAAGCAGAAAAAGAAGCCCGTGAAAAAGTAGAAAGGATAAAAAAGCGTCTGAAAGAGGCGATAGGCGAACGGGATGCATATACCGATGAGGAGATAGATGCTATCGTCGGAGTCACGAAACCGGAGGAGTTATCACCGGAAGAAGATGCTTTTTTGGATAATCTGGCCGACACATTCGTCCAATAATTCCATACGGTAGCACCTAAACGGGTGCTACCCCTCAAATTTAGGAATATGATTATTTGTGAGAATTGCCAAAATAAAATTCCGGTTTTCAATGAATACTACGGCTATACAGTCGTATGTGCCGCAAGAAACCAAACGATTTTGCCGGATCCGCTATGCAGCTACGAGATAGAAGAAGTTGTGCGGACTGGTAAATGTGAATTTTTCGACAATGGTGTAGGCGACAAAGAGCCGGACGACAACGCCAGAAAAGAAGGGAAAAAGAGAGGTTTTTTCTAAAATAGAATGAAGTGAAAAAATGGGACGTCGAAAAAGAGCCGGACGGCGATGTTATAAAAGAAGAAAGAAAGATGTATTTTCTTTAAAATAGAAAAAATAGAAAAAAATGGGACGAAAAAAAGGCTGTTTAAAAACAGGAGGCCGCAAAAAAGGGACGCCCAACAAGGCGACCCAGACGGCAAAAGAGTGGATCGTACAAACGTTATCCGCTAATTGGGAGCAAATGAAATCAGATTTGAAAGTACTCGAACCCAAAGAGAGACTACAGCTCCTATTTAAGCTATTGGAATATGTAACTCCCAAACAGAGGGAAACATCAAACAACATCAAATTTGAAGATTTGACCGACGAGGAGATGGACGAACTTATCGATAAATTAACGAATGGCATTTCAGATGAAAATGAAACTAAATAGGGAGATAAGAATTGTCTTGTTAAAATGGCTAAAAAAAGGTGAACTCAACACGGGAGATTTACCGATAAAGGGCGAGGACGAGGAATGGGTGGAGGCTCTGAAAAACCTCACAAACCAATATAGAGAAGAAGAAAGGAGCCGAATAGATGAGAATACAAATTGATCGCCAAAAGCGCATTATCTTATTAAAATGGTTAAAGAACGGTGTAATTAACACGAGAGACTTAGAAGAGCTCAATAGCCAAGAGGATAATTTGTTTTTAGAGCTCATTAAGTCTTTGCCAGACGATGAAGATACAGAGCCGGAGACAGGAAAAAACGGCAAAATAGGCGTGTGAAGCTGCACGCAACCCCACGTAAGGACGCAGATAGGGGTATCGTTTAAGGCTATACCCCTATCTTTTTTGAAAAATAAAGCCAAATAAGGCGATTTAAGAGCGTTTCTTTCTTGTTTGGTTAATTTATCCTTTTCAAGGAGAAACCTCCGCAAATCGAAAAGAGATAAGCGAGAGAGATGTTTATAATGTAATTAAATAGTTGTTATGGTGAAACGTGTAAAATACGGACATGTCAGAGTTGAGGACACCGGAACAGTTATCCGTCTCCATGTCGGCAATGTCTATCGTGATTTAAGCGTGTCATACGCTCGTATATTGGCGGGAATAATTAAGAATGCGGCCGATAGATTGGAAGAAAAGCAGAAAGGAGAGGAGAATGGCAAAGAGGATTGACCCGGCCGGATATGTCGTAAAATGTAACGAGATAATCAAGCGTCTTACTATTCGGGCTTTATCAGAACTTGGCGAACAATGCGTTACAAAAATTCGTGATAGAGCAGGTGATAAAAGTTGGTACGACCATACCGGAAACTTGCGTAGCTCGGTAGGATATATTGTGTTATATGAAGGAAAAGAAGCCCAAAGAGGAGGCTTTATGCCAACGTCCGCACCGGAAGGGAACGGAAGCAAAGGAAAACAAGAAGGACAAAATTATTTAGAAGAAACTTCAAAGACCGTTGCCGAAAGTTCCGATTTTTCGCTCGTTGTAGTCGCTGGAATGAATTATGCGGGGGTTGTAGAAGCGATGGATAATAAGGACGTACTTGCATCAGCGGAGTTATGGGCAAGGGGAAAATGGCCGGAAATAGAACGGAAATTAAAAACGAAGATTGAAGAAGAAATAGATAAACTTGAAATATTTTAAGGTATGGAAAAGATTTCACAAAAAATTAGTGATGTACTGGGCGATGTGCCGGTACGGTTTGAAGTAGACGGCAAAGAATATTGCATCTATCCCCCAACTTTGGGGCGGGAGCTTATTTTAGGTAGCTTGAAAAAACAGTTGAATATAGACCCGGAACGCGCAAAAAACGAACCGTTCGAGGAGGTTATAAAATTATGTGAGGAAAATAAGCACGTAGTATTGCGAATATTGGCATACAGTACAATACGAAGCAAAAGAGATATGTTTAATGAGGATTTACTAAAAGAACGGGAATCCGTTCTTAATAATGTTGATATAAAGGATTTGGCAACGCTCTTTTTTACGGTTATCACAAATACGGACTTGCAAGATTTTATTAAACATTTCGGCTTAGACAGGGAAATCGAAAATCGGAGAAAGATAGCCAAAGTTAGAAATAAGGATCATGTAGTAACATTTGGGGGAAATAGCATATTTGGGGGATTGATAGATTTTGCTTGTTCCCGTTATGGCTGGACTATGGACTATGTTGTATGGGGTATAAATCTTACTTCATTGCAAATGTTATTCTACGACCACACAGATAGCGTTTGTTTAACCAAAGAAGAATGGAAGGCGGCACATTTAAAGGAAGGAGGAGCCGTAATAAATGCCGATGACCCGGCAAACATGAAACTAATCAAAAGTATTTTCAAGGATTGACGACATTATAAACCAATAAAATAATAAGAAAGTATGTCAGGAATAAATTTTAAATTTACAGGAACGAATGACGATGTATTAAAGAAAATACATCAAATTCAAAATGAACTTTCAAAGGTATATAATAAGACTAACAACACTAAAATAGACCTCGGTAAAGACATCGATTTTTCGTTATTGGGAGAGAATTTTAAACGGCTGGACCAACAAAGCAGGGACGCATTTAACAAAATGTCTAAGGAAGCGCAACAATACACGAAAGACATACAGAGCAATATACTCGCTTTGCAGCAGGTAGAAAAGATGCAATCTGGATTAAATACACTCTACGAAGAGGGCAATATGGATTTGGATTCATATATTCAGTCACAAGCCCGATTAACTGTACTCCACGACGAACTCGCAAAAGCTATACAAGAGAATGAAGCTAATTTGAGAGCTGAAAGTGTAGCCGGAAAGATAGCAGAAGATTCTATTGCCGGGCTACATGCGAAAGTGCTACTACTTACTACCGACTACATGAACCTATCCAGAGCTCAAAGGGAGAGCTTAGAAGGGGCTGCACTACTGAAAAATTTGCAGGAGACCCAAACACAGCTAGACAATGCATCCTTGTCAATGAACAAATATGCGGCAGGAGCAAAAACCAGATTCGATGCTTTGGGATTCAGTGTCACACAAATTGCACGAGAACTTCCGGCACTGGCATTCGGTCCACAAATGTTTTTTTTAGCGATAAGTAATAACATAGGTCCATTTCAAGATGCCCTCTCGTCGGCTCGAAAAGAATACCAAATGCTAATGGAAGCCGGGAAAAGTGCCATACCTGTGTGGAAGCAGCTATTAAAATCTGTATTCAGTTTACAAACGGGGCTTTCTGTCGCAACTACTTTGCTTGTCGTGTATGGAGACAAGATTACGGAGTGGATCAGTACATTATTCCGAGCTTCTGCCGCTGTGGATAAAACAGCGACTAATGTACGGAATTTAAGCCGGGTTATGGACGAAGCCGCAAAACAATCGGCGGCGGAGCGTGTGGAGTTGGATATTTTATATAAAGCTACACAAGACCAAACCAGATCCTTAAAGGAGCGAAACGCAGCAGCAGACGAATTACAAAGGAAATATCCCGAATCTTTCAGTAATTTGACAAACGAGGCTATTCTAGCAGGGGATGCGGCTAATGCTTACCAAAATTTGACCGAAAACATATTGAAGGTTGCGCAGGCAAGAGCAGCAATGAAAATTGTAGAGGAGAATTACGGTAAAATGTATCAATTACAAAAGGCGATAAATGCGGATACTAATTGGCTTAATAGGAACAAGGAACGTACAAAGGCGGGAACTGCGACAGAAACAAAATACATGATAACGAGTCCCACAATGGGGGCAAAGGCGGAACCGGTTACGGCGTTAACGGCAGAAGCAAAAGAATACAATCGCAGGGCTAAGGCGTTGGAGAATAATACAAAAGCAATGAAAGATTTTGAAGATGCAAATAACGCAGTAATAAAATCTATCGATGTAGGTGCTTTTGCTCTTTCCAATGCAAACTCCACCGGATCGACTGACATAAACGCCTATACCGACCAGCTGAACAGGATTAAAGAACTCCGTAAAAAAAATGCAAGTGAGCGAATACGACTTGATACGGATTTGGAGAACCAAGTAGAACAGGCTCGGATAAATGCGATGGAGGACGGCATAGGCAAAGAAATGGCGCAGCGTGAACTGAACAACAAAATAGAATTACAAGACATCGAAAGACAGAAGCAGGAATATATCCGTAAAATTACGGAGGCGCAAAGACAAATATTTGAAGCAGAGGAGAACGCCAAAGCCGACAAAGATAAGAACTACAAGAAAAAGGCGTTTGACCCTTCCTCTGTCTCTGTTGATACATCGATGTTTGACAACATGTCAGAATACACCAAACAGAAGCAGGCCAACGAAACGTCAAATTATTATAACAATATTCTCGCCAAGTATCAAGACTATACAACAAAGCGTTTAAGCGTTGAAAAGAAATACCAGAATGATTTAGCAAATCTGGAAAAAGCGGGAGGTACGGAGGAGCAAAAGGCTGAATTGTTCTATCAGCGAACGGAAGCATTAAACGCTATTGATAAAGAATTTGCCATGCGTGAAGTTTCTTTTCAGACGTGGGCAAATAGTATAACAAATATGAGTTTGGACGAACTGGAACGGTTGCTTACCGAAGCGGAACAGGAATTAGCACGCATGGAAAATGAAGGAGGGACAAACGGAAACGAACTTGCAGTGCAGCGTGCAAAGGTAACGGCAACGAAAGACCGAATCGCCAATATAAAAAGTAAAGAAAGCACATCGCCGGATAAACGAAGTATTAAAGAGTGGCAGGAGTTGTATAAAACTTTATCTAAGGTAGAAAGAGAGTTTGAAGAACTTGGAGATACAATAGGGGGCACGGTCGGTGAAATCATATCCGCAGCCGGAAGTATCTCCTCTTCTACGTTACAAATGATTGATGGTATTGTAACACTTGCAAATAGTTCTTCTACTGCCATGTCAGGAACGGCCGAAGCTGCATCTACGGCAATTCAGAATGTAGAAAAAGCCTCCGTAATACTGTCGATTGTAGGTGCAGCCTTGCAAGTAGCAACAAAAATAGTAAGCTTATTTAGACAAGAGTCGTCGTATGAAAAGTACGAAGAAGCAAAGGAGGTGTACGAGTCATATATAGATATATTGGATCAGATAATCGAGAAACAATTGGAATTGGCCGATTCGCTGGCGGGAGAAAACGCACAGGCTGCCTATGACAAAGCGATAGAATTATACAAGAAACAGGCAGATTCGGCACGAGTATTGGGAGCACAATATTACAAATCTAGGGAATCTGGGGAAAAATCGAAAGGGTATCAAGATTTTTACGATATGTCCGCCGCCGGTTGGCAGCAAGCCGCATCCGCACTAGGTATATCTGCGAAGGAATTGGCGATGATGATGTCAAAAAACATGACTAACTTATTTAACCTTCCCGTTGAGCAATTAGAAAAACTAATGTCGGAAGCTCCTTTATTTATAGCACAGCTGGATAGTGAAGCGCAAGAATACATAAAGCAGATTATCGAAGCGGAGAATAATATTAAATCGACGGCAGAGCGAGAGATGGAGAACGCCACAGGCATATCTTTTGAATCTTTCTCCGATGACATATTAGAGTCCCTGTATGATGTGGAGAAAGGAGCGGAGGATATTGCGGACGACATCGCAGACTATATGAGAAAAGCTCTCATTAAAGCCATGTATGTAAAGCAATATGAACCGGAAATGCGCAAATGGTATGAGATGTGGGCGGAGGCGACAAAAGACGGAGAAATCGACCCGGAAGAACAGACCGCACTGGATAACCTAAAAAATTCAATCATTCAAGGAGCCGAAGCGGGAGCCGCCGCTATCAATGCACAATTTGGAACAGGTTCTACCACCGAACAAAAGTCGACAGCCGGAGGTTTTGAAACCATGTCACAAGATACAGCAACAGAATTAAACGGCCGGTTTACAGCGTTGCAGATAGCGGGAGAAGTGAGCAAGGAACAACTTGTTTTGTTGAATATGGTCACAAATTCACTACTTCAAATCAATCAAGCAGGATTTAATAATACGCTTATCCAAATGGTGCAAATAAATAGCTATTTGGAGGATATATATACCCTTCAAAGAAAGATGTTCGGACAACTCTCTGAAAAATTAAGTAGTATAGATAGAAATACTAAAAATTTATAGCTTGTATGTAAATCCCCTAATTTCGGGGATTTAAAAAAGCCCGCCCGCACAATCCATGTGCAAGCGGGACTCCAATAGTGCTCGACCTCTCCGCCCGCCCAGACGGAGATACATTACAAATATAAGTATAATTGCATAAAAGTGTATGAAATTCATGCACTTTTTTAATTCCGTAAAATCTACGGAATTAACATTAAGATCGTAGCATGTTGTTTATCGGTTAAGGCGGGAATTCCCGCCTTAACAAATGGAATATTTTAATATAAAATGTTGCCGGCAAACGGAATATTTTTTACGCATTTGTTGCCGGTAAGCGGTAGAGTTTATAAATGCCCTGTCGGAAATCCGAAAAACCTATGAATCAAATGTTTAATTATATACCTCATCAAAGATGTATTTTACATACCCCAAAAATGGTATATGTAAAAGCATAATACCCGGAAAAATTACGGCATGATTACGGCAAGGTAAAATATTTAAATACTCAGACAGTTGCGTATTATCCGAATCACCGTTTAATCTCTCATTGATGAGGTATAAAATAAGGGGGCTCACCAAAATTGGACATACCCCCACTGTGTTATATTTCCTATTGCCTCAACTTACCGGAGTCCCGTTCTCGTAAAGGAACTCCGGAGCTATATCTGCACCGTTCGCCCAAAATACCATACCGTCCACCCCGTAACGCTCAAACTCTTTTTCATCTTTAAGTTCGGCATAGGCGGGATAGTTTAATAGGGGGGTAAATCCACCTTCCTCTTTTCTCCGTTATTGAAGGTACACAGCAAAGTGTAATTCCCTAAAAATATTCTGCTGTTGTTACTAATAAAATCATTGCTTCATTCATAATCTTTAAAATCCAGACAATACTATCCTACAATCGAGAGATACCGGCTTAAAGATTCTATTTCAGCCCGTATAACGACCTTTTGGAACTCTGCAGGATTGTTCTCCGTATGAGAGGCTTCCAGTGCCTTGTAATAGCTTATTTTGTCCTCGTTGCTGCCTTTGAGATTTACCAGTGTATAACCGTTGCGGAGTAAGTATAGATTCATCAGAAGCCGAGATGTACGCCCGTTCCTGTCTATAAACGGGTGTATGCGTACCAACTCATCATGAAGATAAGCCGAAATGAGCACCGGGTGAATGCCCTGCTCCTCCATTCCGGAAAACCTTGTCATAAAAGCCTCCATTTGTGGTTGTATCAAATACGGCTGTGGAGGGACATGTGTACTTCCCGAAATCATAACAGGCACGCCCCGATAACGTCCGGCATTCTCTCTGTCTATGCCATGTAGCACAATAGCGTGTATTTCCTTGATTGTGCGCTCCGATATTTCCATACCTCCCTTTGCAAAGTCCTTTATGTAGTCTATCGCTTCAACGTGGTTAATCGCTTCAAGGTGTTCCCGCATTGACTTTCCGGCGATAGTAACCCCCTCGTTCACTACTAACTCCGTTTCTTGCAGTGTGAGCGTATTTCCCTCGATCCGGTTGCTTTCATAGGTGTATTCAATGGCAAACGCATTCTCTATCTTTTGCAGGGCATCCGGTGGTAATGGGCGCAGCCCTAACAAATGGGCTTTCAATGTGTCGCATTGAAGCAATAACTTTGTTATTTCCTCGTTCTTGTTAGTCATTAATGTGGCTACTTGGCTGACAGTAAAGCCTCTTTTTTGAATTTGTTCTTTAATATTCATAGTGCATAAGTTTTATATTATAGTACAAAGATATTCTATTTCTGTTGAGGTAGAAGTAAACGACACACTGGTAGTTGTTGATGGCAGCTTTGAGATTGACGGTTATTGCGAAGATGATTATTTCAACGGTACAGGCTGGGTCACTACCTACATTTCGGTTATCGTCGAAAGCATAGAAGCCTACGACGAAGACGGCAACGAGATAGAAACGACCTATGACCTTGCAGAGATTGAAAGAAGCGTTGAAAACGATTTGGCAGCATAATAATCAGGGGGTATGAAAAACGTCCCTTTTTTGCTTAATAATAAGACACAGCAACATAACAGAATATTTACAGCACATTAAATAGAAAATATGTGTAAATTGCTGATATTTTGTAATGTAGATATTTTTTTCATTTGTTGATTTCTGCAAATGAAAAATTCCATTTTTAGTTTTCTACAATGGGTATGTAGATTTCTGCGTATGTAATTGTTGTTTTCTACAATGGATATGTAGATTTCTACATACTAAAGTATATATAAAGTATAATATAATACAAGAAGTTTATTAAAGAATAAAAGGAGTGGTATGGCAAACTCACATTCGTGAGTTGTCCACCACCTCAACTAAAATATCATTTATTTTCATAGCTATAGTTTAAGTTGAAATAATTTAGATAATACTCAAATACACCGAATGAGTCCGTAGTATCATCATAAGACAAGAAATACCCCATAAAATTTTCAGGCGATTCTTCTTCTTTGAAAACAGAGTCGGTATAAGCCGCAAAAGCGTGTTTGATTGCATTGTCATTGTAGTTTTTAGACAAGCGAATTAATTTCTTTTCAATAGGTTTGTTCCTCTGAAGCTGTGTTTTTGATTTCGCTCGTTCTGGTTTTTCTGAGGTCAAATCGCCATCATTATACATTATCCGTCTTTCCTCATAAGTATCATTCAATAAATCATAGATGCGGCTGGCTGTTTCCTTATCAAAAAAATCGTTCTTTTTCATTTTTACAGACTTTTTTTGTTCAATTGAAAGATACTTCATATACTGCATGAAACTCTTAAAAATGGAATTCTTTTCGCTTATTATTCCATTCAACACGTCTTTGTCTGCCAATACATCAAAATTCACCTTAAAATAGCTTACCCGACCACGAGTTTCTTTATTCTCTCTCACTTGTGAAAACAAGAATCCCATTTCTTTAAACTTGTTGATAATGACATTTTGCCGGGTACGCTTTATTCTTGTTTCCTCTTCTATCCTTGCTTGTGAGTAGTGAAACTCATTAAACTTGAAAGAAACCTGTTTTACCACAAACCAATCAAACAAAATCACCTCGTCAGGAGCAAGTAAATAAGATTGCAGTCTTATTACATTGGTACAAAGTGGTATCTCTGGCGCATTTGTTTTTTTATTCATATCTTTGCACTATTAATTACTTGCGCTCGGTTGTCCGTGATGGGTAGCCGGGCGTTCCTGTTTTTGTCAATCATCTACTTTGATATTAATACTTTTCCCACAGTGCGGGCAATTGATTGTTAGTGCATCTTTATTTGGTTGCCCGAACAATTCGGTTACAGGGCATCCGATGGCATCAGCAATTTTATTCAGAGTTTCTACCGTAGGATTTCCATTTACCATGTTAGAGAGGTTTACCCGATTAATTCCCATCTTTTCGGCAAGCTCTGTTATAGTCATGCCCTTTTCTTTGATTACTTCTTTTATTCTTAAATCCATATTGTAGTGTTTTAATATTCGATGCAAATATACGAATAAAATTTATTTGTAGTATTATATCGGTACACTTATTTGTTAAAGTAGTGTTAAATACTTCTTTTTATTTGGTGTATTGTACCGTTTTATATTACATTTGTGCTGCAATCGAAAATTAAAGCATTACATATTATGAGTACACAGAAAAGAAATCAGTTAAGCGAAATCATGCGTTTGGCATGGCAGTTTGTAAAACGTAACGGATATACGATGTCGGAGGCTCTCAAAACGGCATGGGCAAATATGAAGTTGAGAGCGCAAATGAAACATCGGATCGTGCGGTTTTATTTCCGCAAGATAGACGGGACGATTAGAGAGGCATACGGGACACTTAAAGAGTCTATACTACCGCCGACACAGAGCACAGGAAGAAAGGCAAATGAGACGTTGCAAACGTACTATGACACCGAGAGACAGGAATATCGCTCTTTTAAGCGGGCGAATTTGGTAGAAGTATACAGTTAAAAGGGGCGGTTTATCCGCTCCGGGGTTACCCTACCCTAATAGGGTGCTTTTATATGTTTGTTAAATTATAGACGGGGCAGCCGCTTGTGAAAGTAAGCTATCCCACCGGTAGCGGACGTGTCCGGGAGGATTCCCGCTATTCCGAACATCGTTAAACAATAAACTTTTTTTATATGGAAACAATCGAATTAAAGCAAGATGAGCAGACAGTAGAAGTAATCGAACATCGTAGCGTCGATACCATGCGTAACGCAGTCATCAGTGGACAGACAAGGGAGTTATTAATCATGTTGGCAGGA